TGGATATTGGAAATCTGGGAATGAAAAATATTGTGGGAACAAATGCCAATGCCCTATGTTGTTGGATATTGAACGATTGAACGTTGAACGTTGAACGTTAAAATATGTCTAACACCAAGATTTTCAAAAACCTGCCATAAAATCGGAGGAAGGATACTACCACTGGCAAGTGGCTTCCTCTAATATATCCTACTTACCATGAGTTACTGTCAACAGTAGAGATGCATTGCCATACACCGAAAATTCTACTTAGGTAATATCACAGATACAGGATATACCAGTTTATGTATCCTTCCTTAACTTTCAAAAACCTGCCATTTGTTCCATTTGTTTCTTATTCCTGTTCCTCGTTTTTTGTTTCTGATTCTTCAGCTCTTTTCACAAAGGTATTGCTTGCTTTGAGAAGTTCTTCTAGATGCTGTGCTGTGGTGTTTAGCGAAGCTGCCATGGTTTCAAGCATTTCCTCGGAAATCCATTTCTTTGCCTTGGTCAGGTCTTTCTCACCTGTTTTCCTTGTCCATGCTTCCCCAGACACGACTTCCTCAAAGGTTGTATTCATAACCTTCTTCATCAATGCCGGTGTCAGGGTTTCGCCTTTCGGTCTTGCACAAGAGTCACTCAACTTTTGTTTAACTCCATATGCCATTGTTTCCCTCGCCGTCTCACTTAATAGAATAAATTCTTCATGCAATTCTCTTAAATCAAAAATTGCCTTGGATTCATCAGCATAAGTAACCGTTAGAACTGAACCCTCGAGTTTCCAAGACGCCTTTTTCCTTTCCTTTTTCTCTTCTGCCATGTTCCTTACCTCCAAATTTATTTGTTTTTGATGCTACCTTTGCAAAACAACATGGCAGGTCTTTGAAAAGTCTTGGCGTTAAATTTTAACGTTTCTCCCATTTTAATCAATTAGAAGGAACGTTAATTTTTAACATTTCTCATATGTTATCCATGTTACCAGGGAATTTACATTTTGGACAGGCATGTTTACCGTACACACATAATGCTGTCCGTTTATTTCCCACAATCAATATATTTGATCTGTGTAATGATTGGAGGTAATCCCGATTATTACATGTCCACAGTGGACTCCGGGAGATTGTGTTTCATTGTCCCTGCCAAATCATGTCATAATGTATCATATTCTCAGGTGTTTGTCAACACTGTTTAAATGGAGATACCCCCCATCAAGCCCCAGACGGTACTTGTGGGATGAATGAGATTGACCCTTTGATACCCACAAGAAAATTAAAAATTCCCAACTATTAAAAGAAACACTAATATTAGATGGTGAAACTAATTTTTTCCCTTGACAAACCTTTCAAACTATGTTATCGTCTTTATAGAAATGGGTAGACCGACTAAAGACTTAGATGTGGAAGAACAAGAAATATTGAGGGACTTGATAGCATCTGGTGTCCCCATTGATGCTATTGCATCTCAGTTTGATATGTCTAAAGTCACCCTTGCTAAACGAATAGCGGATATTAGGGAGAAAGAAGGCATCTTAATGGACTATCGTTCCATTAGAAGTCTTCATCTCACTGAACTTCAGTGTAGAATTCTTGAGAAGATAACTCCTCAGAAGATAGAGGAGGCAACCCTGAAAGAGTTAGTCTCTGCTTTCAAGATTCTCCATGATGCTGAGGTTGGGGTAGATGAGGGGGATGGTAAGGTGAAGGGTCTTCTTGGTCATTTGATAGCTATGGAGAAACAACAGTTAGCACTAAGGGGCGTTGGGACGGAAGAGATTGTAGATACTGAATATACCGATGCAGATACTGAAGAAGGGGAGAAAGAAACTATGACTTCTCTTCTTGAAAAGGATTCTTAGATTGAGTCTAAATTCAACTATAATAAAGAAACTTGCAGAGTGGCATGACTCCCCATTGCTTTTTGCTACTGAGTGCATGAACTTTAAGCCCTCAGATCAGCAAGCGGATCTTCTACAGAAATTTCCAAGGTCAAAAAGAAACACTGTGAGATCGGGGCATGGTACTGGAAAGGATGCAGATGTTGGAGGGGTTATAATCCCCTGGTTCCTTGTCACTCGCCCATATGCCAAGATCGTTTGCACAGCACCCACCGCTCACCAGTTGAATGATATTCTCTGGTCAGAGATTTCCAAGTGGCTTAGGCAATCCCTTGTCTCAGAAGAATTTGTCATTCATAAAGACAAGATATTTCATAAAGATGCTCCAAAGGAATGGTGGTGTAGAGCGGTTACTGCCTCGGTAAGATCTTCGAAAGAGGAACAAGCAGAAGCTCTTGCTGGATTTCACGGAGATCATCTCTTGATCGTCTGTGATGAGGCATCTGGTATTCCTGACCCTGTCTATATTCCCCTTGAAGGTGCACTTACCCAGGAAGATAACTGGGTAATTCTCATTGGGAATATGACTAAGAACAGTGGATACTTCTACGACACCCACTTTCACAGAGATATCTCGAAGCAGTGGCAGAAGTTTCACTGGGATTCAAGGAAATCTTCCAATGTCAAACCCTCGATGGTAGAATATTTTGCCTCTAAGTATGGGGTTGACTCAAACATCTACAGAATTCGTGTTGCAGGAGATCCTCCCCTCTCAGATGATACTGTATACATTCCACTTGCTTGGGCACAACAGTGCATTGGTAATGAGGTTTTTGTTCCTGAGACTGAACCCCTCTACCTCAGTATTGATGTAGCTCGCTACGGGGATGATGCTTCTGTCATAATGCCAAGGACAGGATTTAGAATCAATCCTTGGGACACATATCATGGAGTGAATCCAATAGACCTTGTAAGTAATATTCAGATTTCTATAACTGATAATGAGGCTGATGGGGTGGCAATAGATGAAGTGGGGATTGGTGGTCCAGCACTTGATTTATTGCTTAAGAGAAATGTTCCTAATGTCTATGGAGTAAATGCAACATTTGCTTCTTCAGACCCGACTAAGTATCATAGACTTAGGGATGAACTCTGGGGATTGATGAGGGAGAAGTGTATGAAGGGACTCTATTCTTTCCCAGACGTTAAGTTGTTTGGGGATACTGAAAGTCTCGGGGAAATGCTTGCATCTGAACTTGCCTCCCCAAAGTATGACTTTGATAACAACGGGGCTGTTGTTATCGAGTCTAAGAAGGAAATGAAGAGAAGGGGAATTATGTCTCCCAACATTGCTGATGCCCTCGGTCTTTCTGAGTATTTCTACAATGTTTCTACTCAGGTTTTTAAGAAAAAGAAACAGACTAAGAAAAGGGATAGAGCCAGAGAAGTGTCTTTGCATGGAAGTTATTATAATTCTAACTCACAATCTTGGATGGTGGTATAATGCCAGCGAAAATAACTAAGAATGAAGATGGATCTTATAGAGTGGAAACTCCCAACGGGGTTCATGCTAAGCATACGAGCAAGAAAAATGCTGAACATCAGGTGAATCTTCTCAATGCTATAGATCATGGTTGGAAACCTGGAAAGGGAAAGAGTAAAGTGGCTAAACCGAGGAATCTTTAATGGGTAATAATACTGAGAAAAGTGCAATATTGACAGGAGTTGTAACTGGGGATATTGATCTCATTACAAGACTGAACAGATATCTTGCTGAGAGTGAGGGTGCTTCTTCGGAGATAAACTGGAGAACCTCCGCTACTGAGTCATATAATTTTTATGCTGGGAAACAAGATACTGCTGAGGTGGAAGAGAAACTCGCAGAACAGAATAGACCAGCATCTAAGTATAACACCATACTTCCAAAAATAAATATGCTTTGTGGACTTGCTGCTCAGTCGAACAGGGCACCCGCTTTGTTTCCGGTGGGAGTTGAAGATCAACCACTTGCACAACTTCTCAATGTATCCTTTAAACATATCAGAAATAAGTGTAAGATGACTGATAAGGAGAATGAGTGTTTTGAACATTCTGTAAAGAGTGGAAGGTCTTATCTTGGCTTTTATATAAGCGGGGAGAATCCATTTAAACCTGAGATAAAGTGTAAACGGATTCCTGGCAGGGATTGTCATCCAGATCCAAGGTCTACTGAACTTGATATGTCTGATGCAAGATACTTTGCTGTTGACGCTTGGTTCGATGCAGATTCTATTGTTGAGAGGTTTGCTGGTTTTGACCCGATAAGAGTTAAGGAAGAACAAGAGCAGAAGAATAGACAAACCGCAGGATTTTTTAATAAACTTACCAACCTTATCACACATCTTGATACTTCGGGTACAACTTCCCCAGAACCCTCTTACTACAGTAGTGTCACTGGTATGTATCGAGTAGTTGAGATGTGGTGGAGGAAGTTAGAAAAGGTTCTCTGGTTTATAAATCCTCTTACTCAAACAGAAGAGTTTTTGAGTCCTGAAGAGTTCAAGACATTTGTCAATAGACTTAGTGAGGGAATAGAGACAGAGGACAGAGTTATCAAGTATACTGATGAAATCAATACTGTTGTTAAGTATAGAAAGAGGGTGTATTATTGCTTGTTCTCGGGAACACAGATTTTGGAACAGGGAGAATCTCCCTTCATGTCTGAAAGTTTTCCTTACATTCAGTTCGGTGCTTACAAAGATGAGGATGAGAATAAGTGGTTTTCTGTGATAGAAATGATGAAAGACCCACAGCGGGGAAGAAACGCTGTGAGAAGACAACTCATGCATCTTTTAAATACCTCTACAAAGAATATTCTTGTTCATGAAGTGGGTGCTATTAATAATGAAGATGAATATAAAGAACATTCCTCAGAACCGAACTTTAGACTTCTGATAAATCCGGGGAAGTTTGAAAAGTGGAGGTTTACTGAACAACCTTCTATAAGTCCCATGTATGAAAATCTTGATGCAGAATTTGAGCAATCTATGAAGGATTCATCCGGTATTCAAGACTCTCTTCTTGGAATTCAGACTTCCTCAAGGGAACCTGGAATTACAGTGAGAATGAGGCAGGAAACTGGAATGGCTGTTCTCTACATTCTCTTTAATAACTATAAGAGAAGCAGAATACAAGCCGCGGAATTTTTGCTGAAAGCAATGCAGCAATACATTACCTATCCTATGATGGTAAGGGATTCTGGTCAGGAAGGAATGGCATTAATGCAGATAAATTCTGAGATGAATAGACAATCTCCAGACTTTAATACTATAAAGGACATTGAGGCAGACATTGAAATCGCTGAGGTACTTGATTCGACAACTATGAGAATGGTCGTTGCTCAGATGCTTATTGAGTATTCACAGAATAATCCTGGGGTTATTCCTCCTGATGTTATTTTGGAATATTCTGACCTTCCATACACCGTACAGCAGAAAGTCATAGCTTACCAACAAGCTATGATAGCGAGGGAGGATGCAAAGTTCAAGGAGGAACAGGAACTTAAGAGGGAGGAAATGAGACTTAAATATGCTGTAGAGAAAGAAAAAATAGATAAAGAAGGAAAGGAGAAGGACAATGGCTGATCAAGTGTCGCAAGAGAAGGACGGGTCTCTCGTCGTCGAAGAAAAGATTGAGGACACAAGAGTTGTGGATTTATTTCAAAAGCTCGACCCAGACACTGAGGTTTTTGAGGAGAAGAAGGCTGAGACTGACGGTGGGGAAAAGAAAGAAGTTGAAGTAAAAGCTGAGGATAAAAAGGAAGAAGATGAGACTGGAGAAAAGAAAGAGGAAGTAAAGGTTGAAGTTGATGCTGAGAAGGAAGCACTGAAAGAGGAGATTCTGACCCTTCGGCAGGCGAATAGAGAGTTCAAGAAGGGAATGAACGCCTTGAATAGCAAGTATGAAAGGGTTGAGAAGTTACTTGATAAAGCTAACTTGATTGACCCGGAGATGAAGGAAAAGGAAAGTGCTGAGAAAGCAGCATTTGCTGCCAGACAAGATTATCTTGAGGAAATTCTCGAGATTATGATTGTCAATCCTAAGTACGAGGATGTTGAAGAAGTTGTTTCTCAAAAACACTTCGATGATCTGGTTGATGCTTTAACCGTTGCTTATATTAAGGAAAACGGGGGAGATGAGAAAGCTGTTTCTAATCAAATTGCTTCTGACATATGGGGGAGAAAGAATCCTTATAAGTACATCTATGAAATGGTTAAGAAGTATCATCCTGACTATAGGAAAGTGGAAGAAGAGAAGAAGGAACCTGAAAAGAAGGAAAAAGAAATTCCTAAGGTTCCGGGGAGTATTCATGATATTCCTGGTGGAAAGACCGGTGATCAAGTGGGTGGATGGACGTCTCAGATGATTGATGACTTGGATGAAACGGAACTTGGAAAGGTTCCAAAAGATGTTTATGATAAGTATTTAAAGAATTTACTACCATAAGGAGGTATTGATATGGCAGCACACGAGGTATTATTTTTAACCAGCGATAATTTAACAAGAAAGAGGTGGGCGAAGGAACTCTTTCATGTTATACTTCCTGCGGTCGAGTTTAACGACCTTATAGGAACAGACACAAATGCGATTATTCAGATGAGGACAGAACTTGGAAAGGGTGAGGGTGATACTTTAACTTTCGGCATTAGACTCCCATTGCTTCAGACTGGTATTGTTGGGGCTGATACAGTGGAAGGCAACGAAGAAAAGTTGAGAAAGAGAGATTTTAAAACCACCATTGAGGAACTTAACTTTGCCGTAGATACTGGTGGTAAGATGGACCAGCAGAGAGTTCCTTACAACCTAGTTCAGGAAGGCAAAGACGGTCTTCAGGAGAAATGGGCATCTCACCTGTCTGATTATGTAATGGCTACACTGTGTGGAGATTCATCTTATCTGGTGTCAGGAAAAACTTTTGCTCAGGCTTGTGAAGAGCCGGATACAGGGCATATACTTAGAGTAAATGATGCAGCTACTGATGCAGCTCTTGTTGCCACTGACATTCTTGACTTACATATGCTTGATAGAATGAAACAGTTGGCGAAACTTCCTACCGGAACGAATTGCTACAAAGTTCGTCCACTTATAATTGGTGGGAAGGAGTATTATAGGGTAATCCTGCATGATTATGTCTATGACAATTTGAGAAAACAGTACAACGTGGGCGACTGGGGTGATCTTCAGAGAAATGCAAAAACACTGCAGGTTCCCAATGTCGAAATTGAGTATAATGGGATGCTTGTATCAAAGTCTGAGAGAGTGAGAAAGAGTCCCACAAATGCAAACGCTTACAGAAATGTTCTGCTCGGTGCACAGGCTGCAGTATTTGCCTGGGGTGGTGCAGGAGAATCGAAATCTTCGGTAATGTCTTTTGTTCCTTACACGAAGGATGCTGAGAGATTCTTGATGATAAGGGGTGGCGGAATCTTCGGTTGTAAGAAAACAAGGTTTGACTCCGTTGATTTTGGTGTTATTGTTGGTTCTTCTTATGCCACGGCATTGCCAGCATAGCGTTAAATTTTAACGTTTCTTAAAAGGAGGCAGTAAATGGCTACGACAATAATAGATACTTTTTCAAATAGGATGTCTGACTACAGATACTTTGCAAAATCAAAGCGATACAGCGTCCCTGATGCGGGCACCTACGGTGTAATAAGAGTACCGAGGAATGCCCTTGTAACTGATGTGTGGGTTTTGATAGATACAGCATTTGCTCCGATAACGGCGACACTTACTGTGGGGTATATCGGGAATGGGGAGAGTGAGAATCTGTCAGGGTTTCTGACAAACCTCATTGCTGACCCCTATACTACGGGGATGAAAAGAGCACAGCATGATACCCTTACTTCATTCGAGGGGAAATACTTTTCGTCTACAGCTGGTGGAATTGTTGCAACAGTAACAGGCACACTGACGGCAGGAGTGTTCTACATTTTTGCTGACTATGTGATAATAAGATAAAGGAGGTAACAAAATGGCTTACAATATGACAAAGGATTACAGGCGTACAGATCTCAGAACGAATCTGTTCGAGTTTCCATACTGGATTACTTCGGGTGAGGTGCTTGGTAAGGATATATATCACACTGCTGAGGGTACAAAAGCTGGGGTTGTGTTTGACTTCCATGTAGCTGGGGAGATCATCTTCGTTGAACAGGTGGTGTTTCAGGTAATTACTGAATATACTGCGGGAACAACAATTGAGGTTGGTCTTGGAACAATTCCTGCCTATACAGATACAATAAACACTACGGTTATTACCAACACTGACTATGACGAGTATATCAAGGTCGATGATATAACCGCAACTACCATAGGTTACTATGGTCCAGATACTGCACATACATCTGACTGGTTGGCAGCCAAGATTACTGGTTCTTATGCTGCTCCTTACATTATCACGGGAGCCGCAACAACCACTCCAGTAATCACGGTGGCAGTAATTAATGCCGGTGCTGTAACAGCAGGAGTTGGACGTTTGCATATGCTGATAAGTAGAATTCCTGGCATCTAAGTAACATAGTATAGAAGGGGTATTACTAATGACATATTCTGAGATTCAAAGAGAAGTAAAGGCATTGATAAAGGATGAAAGTCCAGAAATAATCTTAGCCATTCCAGATCTCATAAATGAGGTATATCTGGAAACGGTAGAGAATGAGGACTTTCCTTCTCAGAAAACCTTTGCTTCTGTAAGTACAGTTCTTGCTCAGGCATGGGCAAACCTTTCCTCTACTTACAGTGGAAAACTGACATATGTAGGGAATGTTGATGGGAAGTTGAATAATGTCGGAACGCTGGAAGCGTTAATCGAGTTATATCCTACTCTCAGTGACGTGGGGGATGTAATAGATGTGGCGTTAGAACATAGCGTCCTCTGGTACAATCCCATTCCCTCTACAGTATCAACACTGTATTTAATCCTATACACTGCATGTACAGAAATGTCAGAGGATAATGATACCCCTTCTATACTTCCTTCCTTTATACAAAGGGAGATCTTGGTTAATGGAGCAGCATCTAAGGCATGGTCAATTATAGAGGCAGGAAACATAGATGAGAAGCCAAATACTGTTTTCTATAATGGACTTGCAGAAGTGGGACGGAGTAAATTGAGAATGTGGCTTGGAAAAAGAAAGTCAAATGTATCGAGGTCAATCTGGGATGCATAAAGTAATAAATGTATTTAGGGGAACCGATGGACTTAATACTGTTGGTGACAAAACTAAAGTTAGATTCAATCCTGATACAGGAATTACTGAACTTTCAACTGCTGTTAATGTTGATGTTGATGACTATGGAAGAGTAAGTAGAAGGAAGGGATTTGATGCAACTGTCAGGACAGAAAGTGTTCATTCCCTGTGGGCAGAAGGTAATGATTGCTTCTATATCTCAGGGGATTCTTTGTATAGGTTGAATAAGGACTATACAAGGACAGGGTTGAGAAGTGGTCTTACCGTTGGCGCAAGGTGTGCATTTCTCAACGCTAACTTTCGTATTTACTATATGAATGGCTATGAAAGTGGGTATGTGATAAATAATGTTTCTTATGCCTGGGAGGCAGGAACATATACTGGTCCACCCACTACGGAAGTATTTTCTGACCCTCCGATAGGTACGCACTTGGAATTGTATAATGGAAGGATATATGTAGCTAAGGATAATCAATTGTTCTATTCTGAACCTTTTGCATATTCTTGGTTTAATCTTGCCTCAGGTTATACTTGGGTAAGGAATAAACTTAGATTTGTTAAAAGTGTTCTCAGTGGCTTATATGTTGGTACCTCAGATGGGGTTGTCTTTCTTATGGGAGATAGCCCAAAAGATATGAGAATGATTAAGATATCTGACTCTCCTCCGGTGGAATATACAGATGTTAAACTAAATGGTTCTCTTGTTGGACTTGAAAATACTGTTGTAATGTGGATAGCTGAGGATGGAGTATGGATTGGAACTGATGGTGGGAAGGCACAGAATATATCTAAAGAGAAAATAATCTATCCTTCGGCTATACTTGGAAGTGGGGTAGTTTATAATAAAAAGTATTTATCACTACTCGAAGAGTAAGGAGGCATTAAAATGGCACTTAAGTTTAGTACAAAGTTAAGGAATATGTTACTTGGTGGACTTCCGGCAGTGGCTGGAGCGTCCTTGTCTGTTTCAAGCAGAATTGCAGCAGTAACTGGGTCACCTGATAATTTCACTGATAGTGGAAACGGCTTTGTGACAGCATGTTTCACGATCGGAGATACTATTATGGTAAGTGGTTTTGCTACTGCTGTTAATAATGGTATCTTTACAATAACAAGTGTTGCTGCAGGAAAGATTGAGATATCTGAGACAACAGTTGAGAATGAAGCTGCTGGGGCACTCAACATCAAGATTCAGTCTATAAAGGGTGGAAGTCTCAAGGATGTTTTTAAAGATGGTGTTCTCAGAATTTATTCCGGTACTCAACCTTCTTCAGCTGATGCAGCAGTAACTGGAACACTTCTTGTTGAAATTTCTCTTGCGAGTGGAACATGGGCAGCAGGAACCCCAACGAATGGACTGAGATTTGGGACGGCAGCAAGTGGAGCGATCTCAAAAGACTCGGGTGTGTGGTCTGGAGTTGCAGCAGCTACAGGTACTGCGGGATGGTTCAGGTTTATTGCAAACCCAGCGGATGCAGGAGCTTTGGATACAAACGTCTATGCCAGGATTGATGGTTCTTGTGGCACAAGTGGAGCGTCTCTTAATATGGCATCTACTTCAATCACAGCAGCACAGACGGTTACAATAGATACTTTCACACTGACACTGCCGGCAAGTGCATAAGGAGTAATTAATGGCTAACGTTGTAGTACTCGACATACAGTTTCCAACTATAGATGCGTATACAGGTTTACAACTTGATGCGACACTCTGGATATGTACATTAGGGGCTACAACGTCAACCAGAAGTGATTTAGCAGTAGATATACCATTTCCTACAATAGAAGCAAGAACAGGAAATAATCTTGGTTGTGAGCAAGATACTCCATTCCCAAGTATAAGTAGTTATTGTGGGGCACTTGCCGGTGATACCATTCCATTTCCTACGATAGTTGCTGTTGCTTCATTAGGGCAAGATAATGTATTGCAGACATATACTCCGTTCCCTACAATAATGGCATCGACAATCCTGAGTAATTCAGGGGAACTTAATGAAACATTGATGTTTCCTACACCGACAATACTGGCATCACAAAGTACTTTAGGAAGTGTAGATTGTGATACTATGTTTCCTGCTATTTCAGCAACTTGTATATTCAATAATGATAGTGATTTGGATGAGATACTTATGTTTCCTGAAATACTTGGGTTGTGCCATTCAACTGGAAGATTTGATACTTACATATTGGAGTATAGCAGACCATGACAACACTTGGAATATGCATGAATCTTAAAAACAGGGCACTAAGTCAATATACGAAGTATAATTTCAACAGTATGTGTGTATTTGATGGAGTTCTTCTTGGTGCTAATACATCTGGCATTTTCACTTGTGACGGGGAGCACGATAATACAGTTGATATATCTGCATATTTTAGTCTGGGTGCAAGTGATTTTGGTATTTTTAACTCAAAGAAGATAAGAACAGTTTATTTGTCTGGGTACAGTGCAGGAGATATTTCAGTTACTATACTTACAGATAATCAAGAAAGGACTGTTTACTATAAAAAGTCTGTTGGAACAACAAAAGAACGGACTATGAAATTTAATATCAACGCTGAACATGGTGGAAGGTATATAAGTTTTAAAGTGGCAAACGTAAGTGGTAGTGATTTCAGTATTGATGCACTTGATGCTATGATAATTGCCACTGTTATTATGCATGAAAGTGGAGATGGTTTGGGGAGACTGAAAGGAATACTGCCAACGATGGAGATTACTGCAAGTGCAACATAATACTTTTTCACTCTATACTGAATGGAATGTTAAGCTTATAAGAAAGGGTGTTATCTTACAACAGCTACTTGGTCATAATGCTGTCATGAATCAAGGTGCAGTATGGTTGCTTGGAAAAGCATTTTGTGGCCTTGGAGTAGATACAAGTTGGTACGTGTTTCTATACGGAAATCAGGGTGGTATTAATATTCCCAATAGGTTGTTTGTCTATACTAATCTTGCAGATATAGAAATAACAGGGTACGGTGAAGGTAGAAAACCTTTTATTCCAACTATTGACGCAGAAGAAAGAACAGCAAAGCATGAAAACATAAGATTTATTATGACTGCTGAGAATAGTGTTTATGGTGGAGGTTTAGTAAGTAATGCAACTGTAGGTAACTTTGAAGATAGTTCTGAGAATATCATGTTTTGTATGTGTCAGTTTGACACAGAAAATAATACTCCACTAAACGCAAAGGCAGAAGATATTATTGACATTTCACTGACTGTTATAGTTGATACATATACTATTGAAGATCTGGCGGGAATGTGATAAACTTAACGTATATACTTACAGGTAATAAGAAAAAGGCTGAGACTATGAAGGGTCTTGCTGATAACTTATTATATAAATTACTTGATAGTATGAAATTTGCTGGGCTTAAGCAGGATAAAAGTAGTATGGTGCTGGATGATGGAACTGTTATAGGATGTTCATCTGTCTTTGGTATGCATAAGGTTATTATATATAGTCCAACAATACCAGTTAGTAAAGAAGTTTCTGAAAAGATAGAGAAACTTATAGGTATGTACTTTTCGGCAGAACTTGATGATAATAAATTTAATCTTCGTGATGAGATAGTAGGAGAGTTATTGAGAGCGTGTTGTTATGGAGAGACTAATGTTTCTGACTATGCTTTAAGGGTAGATGATTCAGTTAAATTTACTTCTGCTGGTATATCTGGGGATTGTACTTATATATTTGAACTTGCTGGTGTGGGGTCACTTTCAGAACCAGATGAATACGGTCTTGTAACATATACGGCTACTGAGGATGGAACAGCTACAGTTAAACTTACTACCACAAATAATAATACTGGTGTAATTAAGGTATGTGCTCTTCATAATATTGTTGTTACTTCTTGCAATTGTGGTACTTCATCAATAGGATATACAACAACTCAGATGACTGCAGGAGGACAACAAACTCTGCAGGTTCTTGACTCAGTCGAAGGATGCACATATACATGGAAGATAGATAGTGGGGGTGGGAGTTTTAGTGCAACCGAGGAAGTTACTGAAACAACAGGAACTTCTGTCACATACTATGCACCTACAAGTAATCCAGGTTGTACAAGTAATCCAACTATTCAACTGATTGTTGACGAGACAGTATGTGATACACTGAGTATGGCAGTGAATGACCCTGCCAGTGGTAGTGGTTATGCGTATACTACTTGCAGACACGATGAATGTACTGTTCCAGGACCACCTACTTGCTACAGAGGACAGATTTATACTGCAGTATATGGAGATACATATTTATGTGATGGAACTTATCATCATACTAATACTCCGGGAGCAGTTTGTTCTTGGTTAACTTGTGATAAGGTAGTACAAAATTATTGTAATGCATATAATTATCAGAATCCTGATGGAAGTCCTTATGATTTAAGATCAGCAGATATGATTGCAACTGGTTGTTGTCCGGCGGCACTATTATGACACTAAAAGAGCAGATAGATAGAATGAACGCAGTTGCAAAGGCGAGAACTATGTTCCCTGAGGAACGCAATATCTCAGTTGCCTTTGCGAGATACATGGAGACACTGGAAGAGGTTGACAGACTTCCTGTTGTTATATCATCTAAGGACATGAATAAGCCATTATCACTTATTGACTTAGAATATATTCGTCCAGCCTGCCCTGATTGCAGTGAACCTGATATGAGACTTGGTCTTCTTTCTGGAAATAAAGAAGGATATAAAACATATTGGCAGTGCATAAAATGCGGGGTGAGATACTATTCTACTGATGATTATACCCAGACTTTGGTACAGTTGGAAAGGAAAGAGAAATGATAGACTTTTCTAAAATGAAGAAGGGAAATAAAGCACAGCCACTTCCAGGCACAACGACTGGAACCAGTGATAAAAAGTGCCCGATGTGCGGAGCTCTTATGGAATTCATCAGACCTTGTTGCGGAGCTAATAACGGGGGACTCATCTGCCCCAATGATGGGTATAAGGTGCTTTATGATTAGAGTCTTGATATATGCAGTTCTCTGTGAAGCACTTGTTTACCTTTGGTTCATTGCTGCACCGTTGCAAGGAATCAAAAGGATGTTGATTCGTCTGACACCTTTCTTATATTCTGAGACATGGCACAAGCATGGATTTGATTGTAAACCTTGTTTTAGTGTGTGGGTGGGAGGTTTGTGTGGATTGCTTTATGCTATCAATAATGTGTATATTGAGTATGTTATGTATGCTATATTTTTTGCTCGGATGTCTAACTATCTTCATCTTGTGTATAGCTTTGTTCTTGATAAGCAGTTTGACTTGAGGGTAAATAGGAGGAATAATGTCAAGTGATATACTTACCAATGTAGATGAACAGGCACAAGCAGTAAGAAGAATTGTTGATGAGAAGTTTGGTCAAGCAATGGACTATGCTTCAGATGCTTGGGATACTGCTGTTAATCTTATAAATCAACTTAGTGACCCCACTTTATTTCCTACTATTAATCCTGCTGAAATAACATATGATCTTCCTGCAATTGATATATCTGCGGATGTGGATGGAGAAAGACCCGAACCGATTGACCCAGAAACGTTAATTTTTAACGTTCCTACGATTCCGTCTAAACCAGATTTTAAAGTATACAACGGTTCTTTAGAACCAGTAACTAAACCTGATATATCTCCAGTTTTGGAAAGTCCAAGAGTATCTGATGGGGTGAATGATTATATCATAGATCTTTGGAATGTACTTCCCGATGGTACAGGATTACCTGTTGCTGAAGAGGCAGCAATATGGGCAAGGGCACTTGCAAGACTTGAACTTGATCATATTCAGAAATATTGGCAGATAGAAACATACTTTTCAAGTCGTGGATTTGATCTTCCTCCGGGTGCTATGACTGGCGCATTGAACGAGTTGACTATTGAAATTCTAAGGAATAACAATGATATAAATCTTGGTATTGCTATAGAACAGGCAAAGTTAACTCAGACAAATACATATACCATCTTGGATAAGAAAGCACAAATTTCACTCGGCATTGTTCAGAATTCAATAAACGCTATGGGGATTATAAATAATACTGTTATTGGAAAGTATGGTGCAGATATAGATGCTTATAAAGCAGATATACAGAAAGCAGTATCAAAGATGCAGGCAGAGATTGAGGTCATTAATTCCTTCAACAACACGCAACTTGAGTCTTTCAGGGTAGATGTAGAAATATTTAAATCACGACTTCAAGTAGAATCAGAAAGACTGAATAACGTTATAAAGGTTTATCTGGCTAAGGTAGAAATATATAAGGCAGATATACAAGTTGCTATTTCTAAGATAGATGCACAGATAAGACGGTTTGAGGTGTTCTTGAAAGAGGTTCAGGTTCAGGCAGATATAGCATTGAAGAATGCTGAGATTGAGATAGAGACTTCTAAGTTGATTTACTCAATCAAGGTTGAAGCAATAAAGGCTGGTGCTATGGTAACATCTCAACTTGCTGCAAGCGCTATGTCAAGCGTCAATGCCAGCGTTTCAAGTGGTATGTCTGGTGGTGCACAGGAAGGATTTAGTTATAGTGAAGGACACTCTTTTGATGAAACTAAAGATGTGAAGACTATATCTGAATCACATCAACATATCTATAATGAGTCTGCATAAGGAGAATATTTAATGAAAGATTATGATGCCTGGAGAAAAGAACAATATGCTCATGGAGAGGAGTTAGGAAAAAGAGAATTAGCACGTAGACTTGAAATACAGAATTTTATTGAAGCTGCTCAGACCGGTAGAACGGCTATGACTATACAAGGACAGAGAGATATAACAAATGCTGATATTGAGGGAAGGGAAAATATTGCGAGGATTACTGACACGGGTGCAACGGCAAGAAATAAATATTCTGTGGATACGCAAGCAGGAATAGAAGGGGGCAAAATACAGACTACAAGGGAACTTGCTGGGTTAACAAGAGATGAATATGACCCCAGTAGTACTCATGCCACTATGACTGCAATGAATTTAAAGACTCTTCCTGAAAGACTTGCATCGAACACAGAGTTGGCAAGTTTGCAGAATACTACAATGAAAGCTTTTCTTGATAAGAATTATCCTGGATACCTAAATAACAAACCAACAGTTGCCACTCCTTCTTCAATGGAGAATTTGCCTGATTTAATGGCTGGTAATACGTCTGTTGCTACTCCCACAGAAAGTAGACTTAATATGAATATGCTTGAAAGGAGTGGTTATTCTCCAGAACAGGCAGCAGAAATGGAAAGAAAAACAAGTACATATTTGAAGGACGTCAATCCTATGACAAGATACCCCATAGGGCACTTTGGAAAGATTGCTCAGATGAGTGGAGGTATTCCATTCAATCCTGAAACAGTAGGTAAAACAGGTGCACAAAAAATTAAGTCATTGAAAGACTGGGGAATGGATACTTGGAGACAGTATACAGGTGGGTATTAAGGAGATAAGTCATGCCTTATGATATATTAAATGCTTTCGAAGAGATAAACAAAAGACCACACTTTACATTGCCAATAGTAGAGGAAGATAAGACTCTTGAGGGAGAAAGGAGAAGAGTTCTTTCTGACCCAAACTATCTCGAAAAACTCATGGCTCATCATGCGAGGGAATTTGTACCTGAAGGTGCGACAAAAAAACTTGGATATGATGCTACACTTGCAAATGTGGAAAGTAAGATATCTTCGTCTGACCCAAGGAAGACTATGACATCCCAACTACTTCCAGTTATGAGACAAGCAGTTGTAGATAATCCCAATCTTCATCCTGCTGATGTGGTGCAAAGTGTTTGGGATAAAACCATGAGCACAAACAAAAATGAGATATATCAGGGAATAAGAAAGTCTGATTGGAATCTGATTCCATTCACTGGTGGTAATGTTAAGAAACCTGCTGATTTTGAGGAGTGGGAAAAGGCTAATCCAGAGAAGTGGAGTTTCTCTACTCCAGGTGAGGCACTTGGAATAGAAGCAGTAGCAACGGGTCTTGGTATTGGAGCAGCTTTACTTGCTAAGAAACCTGGGGCTATGGGCAATGTTGCTAAGCTCGCATCAAAGATTCTTCCTGGGTCTAAAATACTTGAGTCAGGAAATGTCGTTGGAGAGGTAGGAAAGGCTGCACTTCTTGCAGTACCAAGTTGGTGGGCATTTGAAGCAGGTTCAAATGTAGTAAAGAATATTCTTCCTGAAGATAGTCCACTTAAGTTCATACCCGAAATGGCAGGTGGTGTGGCAAGTCATAAACTTCTTGCAAGAGGAGCAGAAATAGGAATGTCTAAGTTGTTCAATAAAATAACAGAAAGAGTCACAGCAAAAAGTACCATTGCTACTGACCCATCTGCTAAGAATATATTGAACTTGGAAGCAGTTGAAAGTGATATAGATAAACTCAATACTAAGTTGAAAAATGGAACAATGAGTGTTGAGGAACAAGTAGATGTAATGACTGGACTGAGATCAAATGTTGCAAGTGAGAAAAGATTCACGAATGAAGATCAGATAAATGCTATGTTTGCAGAGAGGGAAGCTACAGGTAAAGACTGGAAAGAACTTTATAATACAACAGAAGCAAGAAAAGCTAATGCAGAAGGACTGCTTGGGGAATCTAAGATTAAGTTTCCTGATGCGTTTAAGTCTGAGGAAGATGAGTTATCTTTTGCAAAAAGTATTATAAATGGAAAGTCTGCAGAAGAAGCAGTTGGAATTATTAGGCAGGAAAGAGGATTGAAGGCATTTGAAGAGAGTATAAATCCTGTGAAGAAACCTGTGATAACTCCTGTTGATCTTTCTGCTGATGATATAAGTGCGGAGTTAAGTAAGAATGTTTATGGAATAAAGGCAGTACCTGCAAGTGCAACAGAGGTTAATATATCTACAATACCTTTAAAGACAAGTGTTCTTGCAACAAAGAAACCCATCTTAAAAGAGGTATTTAATTTTGAGACTGCTACAGAACAGCAATTCAGTAGGGAATATGGGAGACTTGAGAAGAAATGGCTTGATGATCCTACTGAAACAAAACTTGATGAACTTGTTGATTTTCAAAGAAAGGGAAAAGAAAAGTTTGGTGAAGGTACTGCAAAGGAAGGTGATGTACTTCAAAGGGAATCGGACTCGGCAGAGATAAGTTCTACTGTGAGTAAGGTAGTTAATAATGATATAGTAGATGCAAAGGAGTTGAAAAGACTTAATCTTATAAAGGATTTCGATAAATTTTCTGCTGAACTTGATAAGGCTGAAGAAGCAGGACTTGTTAAAGAAGCAGGTAGACTTGGAGAAGTAGTCGATAATCTTGAAGATGAAATATTTAAACTTGGAGGATTTAAATCCATTCTTGCGGGTATTGTGGGAGCAGGAGTTATTTCTGCATTTGCGCCTGATGAGGCACACGCTGGTATGGTTACACAAGGAGCTAAAGATGTAGCAAAGGCACTTGGTTGGAAAGATGTTTTTAAAGAAATAATAGATAAGAAGTTGTATGAACCTGCTTACGTGGAGGGGTCACATGACTTTGGAGAAACAGGAAGAAGCATTTCTATTATTCCTGACTTGTCGTATGTAACAAGAAAATCAAAAGTCTGGTTTCAAAAGATTCTTTCTCCCAATGTAGTTGGGGAACTTATCTATGACGCAAGAGCAGCAGATGGTTCAAAGCTCATGGTTAATCCTATGAACGAGATTGGGCATAGAACTTCAATGGCTTTTCTTAAAACAGCAAAAGCATTGAATCTTGTAAAAGATATTCAATCTACTGTTCCGGGTGGGGAGACACACTTTAAGGAAGTTGCTGAAAGAATGAAAGAATTCCTTCCATTTTATAAACTTGAAATGGAAGCAGGTATTCATAGAGAAAGAGCAGCATTTGCAGAAAAAATGGTTAAAGAAATGGAAGGAAAAGTACTTAAGTTAAAGGGAGTAGAAAGGACTATTTATGAAGAAAGTATCAATCCTTTTAGAAATAGTATAGAAGAAAGTAAAAAGTTACTCAATGAAGTACAAGGAAAGATGACAAACTATGAACCCCAGTATAACCAAGCGATTTATGAACTTGCACAAAAATATCCAAGTACAAGAATCGCTTTAGCACTTGATGGAGATAATCTTATCAAACATCAATGGCTTGAACCTCTTATAAGTCAAGAAGAAAAAATAGCAGTTGGACATTATAGAAGACTTCTTGATGAAAAGATAGCACCAATGATCGAAGCAGTTGGGGAAGATGTTATTAAAAGCAAAAACTTTATTCACTATGCTCCTCATCCAGATTTTGATTTCAATGCTTTCAGAAACGAAATGTCTGAGTATACAAAGTCAAAACTTGATATTGTTCCACTTGCCAAACTTTATTCAAGATCATTTGGCGGAAAGCAAATGATGCCTGACATTCAGTACATCATGCAAGACTATGCCCCTGATGTTTTTAAAAGAATTGAAATGATAGACTTTTGGAAGAAAGGTAAACCAAATGGTTGGTATGCTCATATGCAACAGACAAAGAACCTTGGTTTAGAAGGCCCATACGAGTTTTTAAATTCTATTCGAAATGGTTTTGCACCAGAACAGAGAACAACACTCAACGATTTAGCAAGACATTACTATGCATTTGAGGCCGCAAGACTCATAGCACTTAACCCATCCCCTGGTTTTAAGCATCTTATGAAACTTACAGCAAATATAGCTAATTTTGGATTTATTCAATCTTCTCAAATCATACCCGTTGCTACAAGAATATATGTTAAGGCTACAGGAAAAAGTATACTTGAGGGATTGGGACAGAAGGTTCCAGAAAACCTTGAAGTAGATGCTTACAAGGCATTTACAGGTTATAACAATGTTACTAATATGATACAAGATCTTGATATTGCCTACGAACCCAAAGGACTGTTTGCTAAACTTGCGCAACAGGTTGCGTCAAAGGGTGGAATTATTATTAATAATACTGAGAGGTATGACAGGGGAGCCTCCTTTATTGGTTCTTTGATGATGGCAGCTAAAAGAGGTATGACTGCAGAACAGGCAATCTATTCTGTCTACGATACAGTTCTTAAAACGAATTTCTTGACAGGAGTGCAAAATCCTGGGTGGCTTAGAGACCCCAAAGTAAGAGCAATGATGATGTTTCAAGGAACTCCGTTTAAGATTCTTGAACATAGAATGTTACTTGCAGCAAATGCGGGTAAAGGATATTCTGAATCTTACAGAAAAATTGCTGATCAACTTGCCATTCTTAGGGATGATATTAAGACAGGAGAAGCCAACTTTAAGTTTGAGGTTCTCAAAGATGCTCTTTCTTTAGAAAACATTAATAAAAGGAAGGACGTCTATGGTATACCCTACAATGCACAGTTAATACGTCAGGTATTTCTCACGGGAAGTCTACTTCTTGGTGGAAAGGAATTACTTGATTGGGATTTATCTGGGCACCTTCTACACTTTCCAGGAATTCAAAAAGGAGAGGTTATGTTCAACCCTGCTCTTAATGCTGCCATACGGGCAAAGGGAGATGAAGATGAATTCTGGCTTTCTAATTTTTTTAAGAAATGGATGAGTTCTGGACCGGTTCCAGCATTTATAACTAAGGGAATCAGACTGTCTGAGAATGATATTCCAAAGATATATCGAGACAGTAAATTCAGGTATTTGTTTGGTATTCCAGCTACAAAGGAGGATTAAATCTTGGTGTTAAATTTTAACGTTTCTCGGGAGGTGTAAAGTGAAGTATGCAAGTGATTTAAGAAGTATCAAAGTGTTTGACAGTGTAGCGATTGATGCAAGCGGAACTTCAACATCGATGGAAATTCTTGCTATTAACATCCAAGGATTTTTCAGTTTGGAATGGGTCATTACTGGAGATGGAACAGTAAAGTTTGAGGTTCTTCCAAGTAATAGTGGAAGTAATTTTCTTAACACAGAACCTGATATTGCAACAGGTCAAACAAAGATTACTGGTCCAGGTACTGATGGAAAGAACTTTACCTCTTTTGAAATTCCTGCTTGTCATTCATTTAAGATCATATGCACTGAAACTGGTGGAGCAGATGCTGTTGTTGTAAGTGCGTGGCTTAAAGCCCAATAAGGCAAGGAGGATAATAAGATGGCTTGGGATGAATATAAGTATATAGGAAAAAATACTCCAGATAATGGAGTGGATACGTCACAAGTAGTTGACAACCCAAAAGGAACAGTACTTGAAAGATTAGAACATATTGGAGCATCTTTGTCCACTATTGTGGTAGCTGACTTTATTCTGTCAGACACGGATGATTTTGATGTTCCTGATGCAGATGCAGATACGGTAAGGTGGAATCCAGAGTATTTGTCTGGTGCAGAAGGTGGAAGTGCTGATATAGATACAACCACTGCTGATCACCTGATGGTGAAAGTAGATCCAGATGCTACTCCAGCAGCAGCAAGATACTCAGTTTCTCACAATCTTCCCTTCTATGCTGACTTCTTCACAGTCACTATTGACATGAACTGTACTTGGGGAACAATAACAGGTGGGGCAAGTGCAGGCATTATCTTGTCTGCAGGAACAACATATGATGCAAATAACTATCTTGCTATTGAAAGGCAGAAAGCAACGGGAGTAAATAGGATAACCGTATCGGGTAAGTTGAACGGTGTTGCAATAACTCCTGTTGATGTAGCAATAACAGATGATGCTATTGCACTTAAGATATCAAGATATGATGACGTGTGGAGATTTTACTATTCCCTCACACAACATCCTACAGAAATGTGGGTGCTTGTGGCACAAGTTGAAGACTCCTCAGTCTATATGACTGATCAGGTAACACCTTACTTTGAGATATACTCAGCAGGCTCAGCAGATGCAGAATCCATTAAAGCAGACTTTGGATATTTCAGATATCTTATTGGCTCTGGTGGTGGTGGACAATACATTACTGGGGACTATGATTCATCTTGGGTAGGAAGAAACCAAGACGGAAATGTCATGGAAAGACAAGAAGATTTGAGAGAAGATCTTGTTGGTACAAACGGAGTTGTTGCTTTTCCTGCCGCTGTTGATATTGCAAATGGTGTAAGTATGGCTGCTGCTATTAGAGCAATTCTTACCTCCTTGGTTGGAGGAGATGACTACGATGCTTACACCAATATATCCAATACAGCCAATACCTCAATAAATGCTATTGCCCAAAAGTTCGCCGCATTGTGGGCGGCAGATGGAGCAAATATTTTCAATCCTACAATTCAAGGAAGTGCAAGAACTGATCTTGAGTTAGCCTTAACTGCATTAGCATCTTATGTAGTTTCTGCGGGTGGTGCATGGTCAGCTAAAGTTAATAACTCAGGTTCACCACTTACAAACTTATATGATGCTTTAAATGCTTTTTTTGCAGTAATTGGCATTGACGGAACAAATACTTGGTCAACTTCAGTATCAGGAGCTACCCAAACAACCGTTGAAGCTACAGAACAGGCGATAGGAACAGCTGTTGAAAAACTATCTTCTCTTACAGATGGGATTAATAATTATCCCAATTCAGTAGTTGCTGGTTCTATTCTTGCTAAAATAATAAGTAAAGTGGCAGCAGGAGCGACACCCTCAGGGTTTGATAACACAACTGATTCATTGGAGGCAATTTCAGATAAAGTAACTGATGTAAACACAGATCTCGGAAACTTTTCTGGACAAACAAATTTACAGTCATTACTCGTGGCTTTGGGTATACCCGATGTTGCAGCGAAATCATTGTATACTTGTTTAATTACAGATAGACTTGATAACGCTACATTTGGCTTGTCCGCACTTGAGACTCTTGTTGATGACGTAGAAACTGAACTTGCGAAAGTTCCAAAGAGTGATTCAAACGTATCTTGGAATGCTACCGCATTACAAGCAATTCAGGATGAAGCAGAAGATGCACTTGAAGGAGAAAATCTTGATCATCTTATCAAGGATGCTGTTGATACAAATCTTCAAACAACAGTAGCAGATAATTCTGTTGAAGGATATATGTTATCAAAAGCGAATGTATCCAACTTTGATAGATCAACAGATTCTCTTGAAGCATTAGGAGAAGTCATTGCATCAATTACAGCAGATTCTCAGATAAGAAGAATTGCAGCAGGAAGTAAAGTAATTGATTCAGCAGCTACAAAGAATCTCACTATTGATAGTGGAACAAATGGAGTTGAAATACTCGGTATAACCATTAATGGAGTTATTGGGTATAAGTGGACAGTTGATGAATATATTCCTACAGCAGATGCAGTAGTTGCTCCGGCAGCGGCAGACAAGAGAAGTGCGAATACATATCTTGATACTGATACAGAGGGGGGACAACTTGCAGGTAAAGGTGTTCCTTACAATATGTTTCTTAATTTTACGAATGATGGAGTAGGAAGTCAAACAATAACAGATGTGGTAATAATGTATCGAAGTAGAGCGGCTATTACTGCAACATGGGAGGTATAGAATGAAGATAAGGATATTCTTAATATCAATTCTTACTACATTATTTCTTGCTAGCATTGGGTATACACAAGATGTCGGAAATCCATCTTATAATAGTATAAAAATCAAAAGCAGGGCTACATTTAATTTTTTAGATGCTTCTACACCTTTGTTTACTGATGCCAGTAAAGGTATAACCTCTACTGGGACAGTAGGAGTAGCTAAAGGAGGGACAGGTAAAAGTTCTGTCACGGCAAACTCTTATCTGAAAGGCAACGGAACAAACGCCCTTGTTGAAAGAACATATGCAGAGGTTGCTTCTGACCTTGGGCTTGCCAATGCCGTTGTATATATGGGAGTTATAGATTGCAGTACCAATCCAAATTATCCAGCGGCAAATGCTGGTGAAGGTTATATTGTAAGTGTTGCTGGCAAGATTGGAGGAGCAAGTGGCAAGGTTGTTGTAGCAGGTGATCTTGTCTTGTGTAACGCAGATGAAACAGCTGCAGGTGATGAGGCAACGGTTGGTACAAACTGGTATGTTCTTGAAAAGAATATTGATCTTACGAATATAAGCATAACAGGGGGAAGCATATCAGGAACCGACATTACAGTTGGTGCTGGTAAAACACTTGATGTATCAGCAGGAACATTAGTTCTTTCTCCTTTTTCAACCCTACCTGTTGCGGGGACGACTGGAGGGTTTACAAGAACTTTTTCAGAGGCGACTGTAGCCTTATCAGGAGCATCAACAACTATTCAGGTTAACATTCCCGGAAGTCCAGTTTCAAATATACTTGGGGTTCAATTAAGGGTAGACACAGCCATAACATCAGGTGATGGAGCTACAACATGGAGTGCAACATATACAGGAGGTAGCATCTTGGCAATTTCCACTGGGCAAGCATTTACTAAAAACACAAAAGTCGATAGTATGTCGGGAGGAATTGTAACTTCTGAAACAGATATAATCATAACTCCAAATTCAGGGACTTTTTCTGGTGGGGTGGTAAGGGCGATAGTTTATTATGAAACATTTACAGCCATGAGTGATGCATCTTAACAAGGAGGAGATAATGAGAAAATATTTTTTAAGTGTAAGCCTTATACTTTTTGTATTAAGTCTTTTTTGTTGCCCTGCTGGATTTACGCAAACAACCTATAACAATAGAGGATTCTCAGCAATAGAGACCAGCACAATCAAGGCGGCATATAGTGGGTCAACAGTTATCGAAGGGCCGGCATACTTATCAGAAACTCTGTCTGCTGAATATGCTCCCGGATTGACAGAAGGTGCCGGTGGCTGGACAATAAATAATGGAGTGTTTGTATTTGCAGATAATAAGATAACCGTAGCAGGTGGATGTGAAACTTGTTATATATCTCCTACTACTCCAATCACATTCGCCGAAAATGAAATATGGAAACTTGTTATCACAACGGGGACAGTAACAACTCCTGGAATTTACTATACCAATACTGGAGGTGTTTATACCCCTTATGGGACTTTACAGTCATCAAGCACAACTTATACCCATTATATAACCGCTGCTGGTAATGTGAACCTTCAAATATGGGTAACTACAGAAACCCCTTCTTTGGAGATTACATCAATATCACTCAAAAAGGTTTTAAATACTTCAGCAACTGCTACGTATGGAGTTTCATCAAGTATTGGCAGATTAAAATTTCCTGCTGGCACTATTGGCAAGCCGGGTCTTGGTTTAAGTGAGAGTGATAATCTTGGATTTTTTGCTATAAATACATCAGATGCTCAGTCAACCTATACCTTAAATGCTCCAGTAGGTGTAATGGGATGGGATGGAAGTGGAACAAGAGTAAATGAAGCTATGAGGTGGGCATCATCTTATATCGGAACTCCTGATACTTATCTCAGACGGGATGCTGCTTACCACTTAGGATTAGGAAATAGTACTAATCCTCATACATTTCAAGTATATAATACAAGAGATGCTGATGGAAGCTTAAATAATTATGAAAGAGTTGCCATATCTGGAACAACAGGCTCAAATTTTGAAATTAAGGCTGAGACTGCTGGAACAGGTGCTGATAATCTTGATATTCTATTAACACCGGCTGGAACAGGGGTTATGAAGACTAATTATTTGAGTATTAATTCACCCACTGGCTCAGGTTTTCCTTTGGGCATTGGAACAACCAGTGGGTCAAATATGCTACTAACTGGCCGTAATAATAGTGGTATAGATGAAGCCAGTATAGAGTTTCGTAAATATGATGGTAGCACATATAATGGATATATTCAAGGCACAAATGGAACTTTACAATTCGCTGGTGGTTCCACTATGGCTTTAGTGCTTTCAGGTGTCGGTAATATTGGTATAGGAACAGCAACCTTTGGAACAAGTGCTGCAAAAGTAATTGGACAAGTTTCTGGAACGGCTCCTACAACATCCCCTGCTGATGCAGCACAGATGTGGGTTGAGGATATTACAGGTTCAGCGGGAAGGGCAGGATTTCATATTCGAACAGAAGAAGCTGATTCAGCCACAGCATCGGAAAACAAACAGATAGTAGCTTCAGTGGTTGTTAAGGAGACAACAGGGGATTTGGGTTATTATCATCCCGGATTAATCTGTATCAATACATATGACAATACGATAAAAATGTTTGCTGATGGCGCTTGGAGACAATTAGCATCATGGTAGTTTAATAAGGAGAATTATTATGAAAAAGGTTTTATTGATATTCTTGGTATTGGGAATCTCGACAACTTGTTTTGCTGATGAAAAAGAAGAAATGGAATGGAAGATTCGGGCATTAAGTGCTGAAAAGGCGATACTGGAGCTGAAGTATACAGAGACAATTAAGAGTCTTACCATTGCCATAGAAGATTACAAAGTGAAGTTTGAAAAGGAAACCAAAGGAAAATAAAGAGGAGGTAATTCAAATTGGCTGATGAAACAAAACTGACATTCAAAATGGGGATTATCGCTACACTCGTAGCAGGTATTGTGGTGTTTATAATGAACTGTCTATGGTCACATCAGACAGACATTACTATTTTAAAAACAAACTATATCCATACATCCTCAACATTGCAAGATATTAAACTGGTTGTTGACAGGATAGAGGATAATCAGGTATTGCATGATGGGGGGCTGAAAAAGATTAATAAAGCATCAAAAAGAAACATTGAGATAGCAGAATGACAGAGGATAAAGGAATAATAGAAGGGATGAGACTTTTATGGAATAATTTGGATAAGAAGCAAAGAAGATATTTAGCAGAGTTGATAGCCATGAATCATCCTGACTTTTTATGTTCTTTTATGAGAAATAAAGAAAAGTGTAAGTTGAAAGGAGGAGTTAAAAATGTCTGAACTTGGAGATAGAAGAAGATTGTTTACAAGTCTTATTCCAAAGTTATTAAATAAGATGATTGAGAGTGGTTATGCCCCTATGATTGGAAGAGATGGACTTAAGCATAAGAAGAATAGTCTACATTTTGATGGCCTAGCTATTGATATAGACCTGACAAAAGATGGAATATACCTAAAAAATACAGAAGATCATAAAGTATTTGGAGAGTTTTGGGAATCTCTACATCCTGATTGTAGATGGGGTGGGAGATTTGAGGACGGCAATCATTATAGCATTACCTACCAAGGTAAAAAATAAATAAAAAGGAGGATTTATGTTTACGAAAGCGTTGAGTTTCATCAAAAGTATTCTTGGAAGTGCAGGACTTGTAGCACCAATTCTTGCAGCTTGTGGAGTAACCGTGCCGACACTAATCCCTACTCTTATCCCCATGATTATATCCCTTATGACAAGTGCAGAAGAAGCACTTGGAGATGGTACAGGGCCACTTAAGAAAGTGGCTGTTACTGCGGGTGCTGTAGCATTTGTAGATAACATGAAAGAACTTTCAACAGGTGGACAGAAAGAGACTTGGAGCACAATTACCCCAGATGTTGTGGGTGTACTTGTTGACAGTATTGCAACTGTAGCAAATGCAGTGGGTGAAACGACAGGCGGAGGTATGGTCTTTGATGATACTGAGTGGGAAAGAGTAAAGGCTGACAGAGGGAGGTAATTATGGAATGGCTTGCTCAGAATTGGCTGATAGTTGCAGCTATCGTTTATGCAGCTGCCAGTGAAATTATCGGTGCTAACCCAGCGTGGAAAAGTAATACCGTGCTTGGAGTAGTCATGGGTATTCTTGGAAAGATTTTAGGAAAGAAACAGCAGTAGATAAGAATCCCTCCGGTTTGTGCGAAAACTGGAGGGATTTTTATGATCTCGGTGTTAAATTTTAACGTTTCTTTGAAATTTCCCCAAAACATCTTTGATCTACATACCAGATATTCCCCCGATTCCCATCTGGACCAATAAACTCTCGTCTGATTCTTCCTGATTTCGTGCAAGTATTTATTACATTATCAAACTTAACAGAATCGATATCTCTCCATGTCATTTCTACCAATTGTTTTTCTGTAATCCATCCCCTTGCTTTTATAATCTTGAATATCATATCTACTTCTGCTGTTATGACAGATCTTCCAATAGCTCTGAATACCCCAGACATATCAAGTTCTATTTCCTCAATAAGATTGATAGCTTCCTGAACATCTGCCCATTTCAGAACAAGATTATTTGACTTTGCTGCTGCACGAATGATGGAAAGTTTGAGAATGTACATGGGTTTTCTTGAATACCAACCATTGAAACTTGGGTCTTTGCAGATTCTGTTATTATCCAACTCTTCATAGTTGTTATACCAATTATGCCACTCCTTCCTTGTGTCATCATGGAAGACATACTTTCCCACAATCCTTGAAATTATAAATAAGTCGTTGACAAGTTTTACTCTCAATTCTTTAATCTCTTTTGTCTCCTGTGGTTCTGGTACTTTTTTATATTTCTTATCTGCCCATATAAATAGTATTCTACTTGTAAGTCCTCCACCAATAGCAGTAGATGGAAGACAACTGGCAAGACTTTCTGGTGTAGTTGCACCAAGAAGATTTATGTATAGACTTGGCACATCATTACTGCCGGAATGCTTTGTTCTATACTTCCACGGAAGTTCATTTGCATCAAAAAGATCTGTTAGAAGAACAAGCATTTTTGTATTCTCTTTCTTCTGCCCCAAAAACGACTCAAATTCTTTTGAGATGATAGACATGGAAGCGTGAGTTAACTCTGTTCCATCTGGCATCATTTCTTTTTGTGTAGCACAGGTTTGTAGATCTTGTATTAAAGCCTCTTTAGTTACACAATCTGCAGACATGACTATTTCAGGAACCTGCGACATTATCTCTGTCCCAAAGGTTATTGCTTGAGACTTTCTTGCTACCCCAGGTTCCGCAACAAATACTACATACATATTAGGATATATTCTTAGCCTACCCAGACCAAGATGAACTTTCTTTCTAAGTGATGCGGCTATTGCTGATAATGCTGTCCACTTCTGAAAGACTCTTGCGGGTTCGGTATCTTCAGTATACTCAAGATAACTTTCTACCCAATCTTTCAGTGCCCTCATTCACCCTTTTCCCCCTCTTCTTCTATCTCACAAAAAGTTCTATTCACAAGCATAATATCTTCTACAAGATCATAGACAGGAATGTTTAGAGACAAGGCAAATTCTACTTCTTTATCGGCACCCCGACTCTCACCTGGTATCCTCAGTATACCTTGACAATGCCTTATTATTTCTAAATCCATTTCTGTCCAGTATTCATATTCGTGAGGACTTATCAAATGCCAAAGATGAAACAAGTGAGGAACAAAGGGAAGAGCTCCCCTTGACTTTATTATTTCTGCAGCAGCCACAATGTATCTTATATTATCAACAACATCTCCTATGGTGTATGGTCCAGATATAAATATCAGTTGTTTTCTTGCCATATTATTTCTCCTCTGATCTCAGTTTTTACATTATCCTTTTCTATAGATATAAGTTGGTATGTTCTCTTTTCAGTCATTGTCTGATACACAAATATTTCTCCCACTTTTAATGCAAGAAGTGTTTTTAGTATTGGATTTATCATAACCCCTCCCTATACTCTGACATATCTACTTTTTCTTTCGTCTTCTTCATACTCAATCCAGACAGGAAAATCTTCTGATTCTCCCCAACTTGGTCCAACCTTGAAATCCATCTCTATCGTCATAGGTTCATCATTGATGTAGATAGTTCTTACACACTCTTCATACATCTTCCTTGCCCAATATTCCTCAGTTCCTTCCTTAACAAGGAGATAAAATGCATCATGAAGTTGAAATATCATTCTGACTTCATGACAATACTTGTTATAGAATTGTGTAAGTCCTATGTTAAGGTGATCGCCAACACTTGACTGTGGCTTGTAAGAATAAGCACTTCTGAAAAGTGGGTCTCCCCATCTATCAAGAAATCTGTGTTTTCTCCCATATAAATTTGTAAGAACTCTTGTTTGACGAAGTTCTGCTTGAATTCTGCTGTGCCATAGTCCAAGTTGCGGACAAGAATTATAGTAGATTAAAAGGAGTTTCTTTGCCTCAAGAAGAGAACATCCGAGTTCATCTGCAATAACTGTTGGGCCAGCGGCATAGTTTGAGGCATGTCGGAGGGTCTTGCCGATTCTTCTTTCTTCTTTCGATACATCATCCTGTTGCTTTCTAAACATGATTGAGCCAGTGTATTTATGCACGTCATATTTCTTCTTCTTTTCAGGATCTGGTTCATTGAGTCTATCTCTGAACAATTTCTTAAGTGTATTATCCCCAATATAGTAAGCAACAACGACAGCTTCTGCCTGAACCAAGTCACCTGACAAGAACACATATCCTTCTGGGGCAGTATATATCTTTCTTGCAACCTCAGGAATATTCTGCAGATTTCCACTGCCATAGGGAAGTATTACACTCTGTGAAGAACTCCATCTTCCAAAGGACTTTCTCCAATCATCATCTGTTCCGTTATCAGCATCAAACTTCTTTCCCGTTACGTTGTAGCTCGTGTAAACGTAATCGTTCTCGTCTGTCTCAACACTTACAAACTGTCGCAGTTTATTATACTGCTTATAGTTGAGAAGTAAGTCAAACATAGGATTGTCTTTGTGGTCACGTTTAAGTCTTTTTATAGCCTTTTTGTCAGCTGATATTTTCCGTGGTTCATTTACTGATTTTCTTTTCTTAAATTGTGGGGGAAGTCCCATGTCAATGTAGAGAAGTTGTTGAAGTTGCTTTGGGGAGTTGTAATTTATTTTCCTCCCCGTTATCACCTGTAGCTTTTCGTCACAGTCTTGTGTGATTCTATCACATTCTGCAGTAAGCTCGCTGGCAACTTCTTTGTTTATTTTCACTCCCTGTATTTGCATCATCAGTGCAGGCTCTATCTCAGCCATTTCAAATAAGAACTGTTCCCATTGATCTGTTTGCTTAAGTTGCTTCTCAAGTCTACGTGCAATTTCAAACGTAGCGGCACAATCCCCAGCGTTATAATACGCTTTGTTCTGATTTGCAAGATGTTTCCAAGGAGGAACGTCAAGAACTATGGAAGCAATGAATCCAAGGTCTCTTGGCATTTCAGGAAAGCATATGTGAGCAGCTATAAGGGTGTCAAATTTAAGATCTCTGACATATACTCCATTGTTGTGAAGAAGCACTCCCGCATCATAAGAACCGTTCTGCATAATCATAGGACAATTTTTGGTGACTTGTCCCACAGCGTTCCAAACCTGCTTCTCTTTAGTGTAAGAAAGTGTTGGCATACGCCCGTCTATCAGTGTTATTGAAACAGCAAAATCCGGACTTGGTGCCAATCCCAGAATTGTCACGTGGGTTCCTGGCTGAAGGGTTTCTACATCAAGTGAGATGTCACACCCATCTTCAACAAATTTCTCACAGTAGTTTATAAACTCATCTGCAGAAACATCGTATTTAAGGATTCGATTATCTACTGGAATATCGGGTGTATCTGAATTTCGAAGGGCTTTCTTTAAATCAAGTATCATTGGGAAGTGATTCTTCCACTCCCAGTTTATGTTCTGTGGGTGGTATGTAGCTATAAGTTTCTGGCCTGGAACAAGAGTAGAATTTAGAATATACCCCCTGAACTTCGAGATAATCTTCTCTCCGTAGAGTGCATATAGAGCAGTGTTGCCGAGGGCAACTACTATATTTGGCTTATGAAATTGAATGTCTTGTTTTAACTGCTCAATATCATCCCGAAATTCAGGTTTAACCATAGTACATTCTTTATCCAAGAAAAACCAAGACACCCTATTTCCTGGTGGTCTTGTCTTGAATACATTTGTTATAAGAACTTCGTTCCTGTTAATATTTGCTTGAGACATAAGACCCGTAAGTGTCTTACCGGCAAAACCCTCAAAAGGACGCCCACAATTATCTTCGTGCTCACCGGAGGCTTCTCCAACAAACATTATCTTAGCCCCAATCGGGCCGACTGTTTTAACTCTCATCTTTAACTAAGCCAAGTTTGGGTTTTGCTTCATCCTCAACTTTTACAAGAGAAAGTCTTCCATCTATAACTTCCTTAACAAGGTCAAGACCAAACTTAGTGTTGCAATTACAACATCTGAATCCCACCTGCTGCAAAACTGCGGTTGCCTTTCCTGTTGGACTCATAGTAAAGGGAACGTGTTTCAACACACTGTTCAGTGCAAATGAAGTTGATTGACATAAGTTACATTTATAATGCTCAAGTTGATTTAAATTTATAGATATTCTTTGCTGTTCCATGTTTCCTCCGTGTTAAATTTTAACGTTTCTTGGATTCTTCAATCCACTTATCTACTCTTGCTATAGTTCCAGCATAACACTCTATAAGAATGTCTACTGCCGTTATAATAAGTTTCATTTCCAGCCCCGCTATCACCGAAGACCCACTCCCCATATAAGGGTCATAGAGAGTTTGACCTGGAAGAGAGACCCTTTTTAGTAACTCAATAAGAAGGGGAACCGGTTTTTGTGATTGATGGATTCTTTCACTTGGAAGTACGGGGTCACACTGAATCCAATCGGGTTTACCCTCAGCAACAAGTCTTGATTCCTGTTTCCTTGCATAGAGAATGAACTCGGTAGCGGAAGTGGGCCAACACTCGGGAGCATTATTCTGACCAACCTCCCTTTTCACCCAGACGATGGGGTGCCAGAATACTAACCACCCAACTTCCTCCATCATTTTCTTTATCTTCCAGAAGTGTTCAGGTGCACAGAAGATATAGGCATGAGCCTTGTCTGTGCAGAATCTATAAGACTCTATTGCCAGAATCTTATAGTTGATGAAAGCATCTTCCTTATCATCACTGAATTTAAATCCTGCGGTTGAAAGACCTCCAGTATCTCCACCTATACCTATCATATTCTTATCTATATCTATTCCATATTTGGGGTCTGTCAAAAGAATATCTATAGATTTGTCTGGAACTGTAAGCATATGTTGTAAAGCATTTTGTTGGAAGATATTGGGATATCCATCATTTCCTATCTCCCTTACTTTCTCCTCAAACCTTGCAAGTGCATCTATATTCTCTGCTACCTTTGCAAGACCCTTAGCGGCTTTAGCAATATCAGATTTAGTATCAAGTTTCTTCAATTCAGGATAGGCATTTAGAACCTGAGCAAGAGCGAGGTCTTGCCTTATTGACCCACCAGTCTTTCCAATAAGATTAGCAGTATCTTCTGTTGTCCATCCTACTCCGGCTTTTCCTGAGCAAGATTCCCCATACATCAACTGTTTATGTTTGTGAATTTCTTCAATGGCAAGAATCTCCTCAGATGCAGTTAAAGACTTTCTTTGAATGTTTTCTTCAAGTTCCAGTTCTCGCATAAGAAGTGGATCTGTTGTATCAGTAAAACATACGTTTATTTGCAGACCACCAATAATGCAAGCAGCAAGTCTTCTACCTCCGGCAATTAGTTCCATATTTCGGTTCACTAAAACAGGTTGCATTTGACCCTTTGTTCTTAAAGATTCTGCAAGTTTCATCAAATCTCCCATGTCAGATCTTATCCTCGGGAGTCCATCCCTTACTTTTATCTGACTTGGGTCAACTGTGATTATTTCGTTCACTCTTTCTTACCTCCTCAGTTTCATATATGAAATTTCTTATGTATAAAACAGTTCTATTGCCCAAAGCATTTATAATACTACTACTTCTCATCAGTTTCTGAATTTCATTAATTGCACTTATTGCTAACTGCATCCTTCCTACAGCAAAATTAAGTTTACCTGCCCTTATTGATCTTTCACTCATCATCTTCCTCCTCTTCATCTGTAATAACCTCCGGACTCTTTTCTCTAAGGGATTTTATCATAGCAGGAGTTACCTTTATACCCAAAGCTTTAAGCTTATTTATAGCAAGTTTCTCTGCATCAGTTAATCCTGTTGATTGTTTACTCGATTTATTTCTTTTGGTAGGATTTTTGGGAATTATTAAAAGATCGACTGACCTCTTATGATGATATTTCTTAAAGAACTCTTCTTGTTCCGAATCATCAAGGTCTATGAAATGTACATTTAATTCTGCAAGTTTAGCCACTATACCTCCCGTTCACAAGAAATGTTAAAATTTAACATGAGAGTAGAATGTTAGAAATCCTACTCCCATGTTTATGCCACTTATTGCATTACTTATATAGAAACTACTTTCTTGATTTCGTTGAAGAACCTGCCGGCAAACTCTCCGTCTCCGGCTCTGATACCCACGGTGACCTTTACTGTGATGCCAAGCCATTCTTTATTCGCCACAGCCTCTTCAACTTCACGCAGTGTATTTGCAGATACTTTGATGTCAGAAAAGAACTCTCTCATAGCGTTGATTTTATACTGCCGTTTCGTCTGCTTTCCTGATTTAGTATATTCAGCTTCATCCCCTTTTTTCGGCAAGAAGACTCTTTTGTCAAGATTCACCCCATCGACTGGGGTCTCTCCATCTGACATATACCCGCCGTTTTCTGAAAGGCATAGGGTGAAAATAATAAGACTGTTTTTGCTGTCTTTCTCGATGTTGACAATACTTGCATTGTACATTCCATTAGGAATAAGGGGGACAGGTTTGTACTCATCTTCAAGATTGAAGTCTGAGTCTATGTCGTCATTAACTGTTGCTCCAGTTGCAAAATCATCTTCAGTTGTTTCAGGAACAAAATCGTTTGTTGCATTTGCTACACTTTCTGTTTTCTTCGCCATTTTAATTCTCCTTTTTGATTTGAGTTTGTTTTTGTGCTTGTTTTAATGGTTTGTTTAAAGCTTTCATAATTTCATTGTAGTCATTACCCATGACATCTGGGAGAAGTCTTTGCTTCCCACTCAATCTTGACCTTGCATTTTTCATTCCTACTGGAACAGTCTGTATGAGCCACTCTATTCCACTTGGGCCTTTTCTTGTTGAAGTATAGTAGACTTCATCAAAGTATCCAGGAAGTCTTGTGGCAAGCTGCCCCGTTAAAAACGGCTTTATTTCGACTATAACTCCAGTCTCTTGGTCTTTATCTATATCCATGTGAGAAATAATTACCAAGTTACACGGCCAAGACATGATTTGCCTAAGCTTTCCTTCAATCAGATTCTTCACCATTTGATAGTGAACATTCCATAGTGGGCCACCAGCTGGATTTCTTTTAGGGTCAAGTTGCATAGACCTTTCCATAGCAATATCTGTCAATGCTGTAGTATCGTCTACAATTACTGTTACATATTTTCCGTCTTTCACCTCCTTTCCTACTCTAATAAAGTCTTTTTCAAACTGCATCCAGCCCTGTGGTGCTATAGGATACTGTTCGTAGTCGAAGTCAAGTCCTCTATAAACAAGAATACCCCCAGAGAGATCGAATACGAAGCCTGGAGTTGGAAAGGTTGAAGCAAATACAGACTTTCCTGTTCCGGGACTGCCTATAACAAGACATCTTATAAACTCAGATTCTGTTGTAACATTCTTTGCATTCGGCAAGTTTACCTCCTTTATTTACTGTTTTTGTCTTTTTTGTCAATCTTCCTTTCAATTTCTTGATTTAACAGTTTCAATCCGTTGTCTACTATCTTACCGGATTCTTCTTGCAATTCTAAATCTCTTTCTATAACCTCAAAAAAGATAAGTCTTCTTTCTCAACGTCCCAAGGCTCTATTATATATTCCTCGAGATTGAGGTCTTCATCCTTTTGTTTATTCTGCTCACAAAGTCTTGTGTAAACGCAGTTATTGCCGTATGGGTAGCAGGTGTCATTAAACAAGCCGTAGCGGGGAAACTCATTTGTTTCTATTGCAAGTCTCATTTCCTCTGCAGAAGCAACAAATGCTTCTTTCCAATATTCCATATCTTCTTCAGTGTAGATTTGAGGAGAACGCCTGAACTCTATATTCAGTTTTCCATAACTTCCGTCTTTTGTTTTTCTTGAAGATGCAAAGGCAAAAGTTACAAGTGACCCCGTTGCACTATTACCACCATTTCTGCACTTCTCTGCATAGTTATACCCAATGACTTGAGCACTTCTTTTTAACTGGTTTATCACTGCATCAAGCCTGAATCCAGTAGTTTTAAACTCAACTATCCAAAGCATTCCACCAAGAAGAACAGTTAAATCTATCTTTCCCACGAAGACACATTCTGGATTAAGTACAACCGCGAATACTCGCTCTGTAGCTACAATCTCCATTGTCTGAGAATCAATATCAAACTCTACAACGTAGTTAAGTAACATAGATTGCAGTGTTTCAAAGTTTCTATAATCTTCGTAGAAAATATGATTTTTACTCCTTTTTTCCCACTCCACCTGACCAGCCTTTATTGCAGTATCTGTAGCTAAAGCTATTGCCCCCCATCCCTCTGCTTTCACTGTCTTATAGAAAATCTCAAGCATCTTATGCCACACTCCACCAAAGCGAAGTGCCGTTGAACCCTGTACAGGTTGAAGTCCATCAATGAACTTGAACTTATACATCTGTGGGCACTTTCTAAAACATGCTACTTTCGTGTTGTCCAACCGTAGTATTTCCAAAATACCTCCTTAGTGAAAGTGGGAGATTGACTTTCACATTCAATCTCCCGTTTCCTAATACTGCCTGTCTACTCTTTGACAGTCGGTTTGATTCCAAGAGAAGCAAGAAGATCAAGCATTTCCTGTTTCTTGACGGGGTCTTCGATTGCATCAACTTTGCCAAGAATTTCAGATTTGCTGAGTTTTTCTGCCTTTGGTGTTCTGGTAGACCACTCCCCTTTCATCAAGCCTTCCCAGGTTCCCTTGATAGCAGCAACTGCATCGGCTCCGGATTCTCCGGCTGCACTGTCGCCGAGTTTATGCCCAAGTCCAAAGGGGCCGAATTTGGTCTGGATTGCTTCAGGCAACTTTGAGAAATCAAACTCCATCTTCTCGCCCGTCATTGCTTCAACGATTGTTACAATAGAACCCTCGATTGACTTGGCAAGTTTCTTCGGACGTTTTGCTGCCGCAGGTTTTTCTGCCTCAATTACCTCTGCTATCCCTTCAGCTAATCCTTCACCCCTTACTTCTACTTCTGTTTCTGCCACATTCTTTCTTGACATGCTTTATACCTCCTTTGTTTTATCAGTAGAACTAATGTTCTCTGTTGTTGCCCATTTAAGAACCTTTTCAAGTAACTCAGAAACGACTTCAGGAATTGATTTCCCCGTAGTTACACTTTTCTCTCTGAGTTTCCGTTGCAATTCCTCGGTTATTGGAACATTCAAGTGTTTAACTTTGTTCATCCTATTACCCTCTCATTTAATATGAGTATATCGTACCATATTAAAATGGAACTGTCAACAGGAAAATATAGTTTGGTGCATTTAAAATCAGTCTATTTCTCCCTCATTTTAGTGCTTGCAATACACGCATAATGAGCTATTTTGATTATATCTTTCTCTTGGTCGCTTTCTCCTCTCTGATTTTTCCCAAAGCGTGCTATATACTTGCCAATTTGTCTTATACAGTCTTCAACTGACCAATTTTCTACTTGGTCATTCGGTTTATCTCCGTATTGAGGGACTGTATACTCCTCAATGTGCTTTAGCACAACAGCCGCAAAATCAATCCAGTCATTACCGCGATTACTCATTATTCTACTCCTATCATTTCTTCTTCTTCTTGAGAGAGTTCCCAATCAACCAACTCCAGTATTTCCTCTTTTGTCTTCCCGTCCATTATCATAAGTCTTATCTTTCGCAGTCTATCCTCAGTATCCACAACAAAGACCTTATGAAACTTTCCCTCTTTATCTTCCTTAATCCCAACAGAAGTATTCTCCGCTATCTTTGTTATGACTGCCCAGTATTTCTTTTCTTTAAGATCCTTATAGATTTTAAGTCTGGCAGTTCCATCAAAATCTATCTGAGAATAGGCTTCCCTCGCCTCTTTCAGTTCCCTCACAAAGTTTGTTGCATCGGGCTTTGTTGGCACTGGAATGGAGATTTTCTCCCCAGTCTCAAGCTCTTGCAATGCCGTTATTATCCAGTTAGTATAGATACTCATTGGTTCTTTCGCCTCCTTGGTGTTAAAATTTAACGTTTCTTACACATTGACAATCTCAGCAAATACAGGAAATCTTGGAACGCCTCTTCCTGGTGTTATATGCTGATATTTAACAAGAACAAACTTACCAACAAGACCTTCTTTCTCTACCCAAAGATCTCTTCTTTGATCAGCAGAAAAGCCAGTTCCCACATTGAACTTCTCCCCTGGATTCTGGGGAGATTCACAAATGAGGGCACCAAGTGTTCCTTTCGGTTCTCCATAGATGGAGACTTCTTCTTGATAGCCAACTATCGTATAAAGATCTTGCTTCTTTGGCTTAAATTTCATCATCTGAGTAGAGCGTCTTGGAATGTAGATGTTTGATTTTTCTCTGAGGATAAACCCCTCATAGCCCTGAGAAACAACCTTATCAAAGTAAGACAACACCTCGTCCTTTGTGCTTACAGTAGTTGTTTCCACCACCCTTACACTTTTCACCCCAGCATCTTCAATAAGGCGTTTAAGTGAGTAGAGCAAATCTGCCCTTTTTGCTTGTGTTAACTTTCCTATTCTAACGTCGAAGATGTGGTATTCAAGGTCAAAGAACCTTTGGTGTGGATTGACTGTTCTCCCCGCGATAGAAGCTATTTCCTCAAAGGTCATTCCGTGGGTGTAAAGCTCCCCATCAAACTCCAATCCAGCAAGGTTGAGCTTTTCAAGTTCTTTATTGATGTGAGGAATATATTCAAAGACGTTTTCTTCAGAAGAAAGAAGGGTTACTTTTTTGTTGTCTCCAAAAACTGCCCTACATCTTTCTCCGTCAAGTTTTGGCTGAATAAAGTATGGGGTTTGCCATTTACTAAGTCTTTTCTCTTCAAATGGATAGCAAAGCATTATTCCTTTTCTGCTCATCTTTCTCCTCCTTCTTTTAATGGGCTATACTTCCAACAGGACTCCTCAGCTTGGACAATATACTTTGTGCAATGAGCCTGAGTACACTGAGCTTCGGGACAAATACACTTAGCTTTCTGGTATTTGGTTCCAAGACCAAAGGAGATTCGAACTGTAAAGTATAAACAAGCCATAATAACAAAGGTTAGTAATATAATAGCAAGTCTTTTTTCTTTGACTCTTTTTAAATCTCTTTGTTCTTTTTGCTTCCTTTCCATTTTGTTTAATCCTCCTTCTTACAATTCCCTTCTACTTTCACAGCCTTCACCATTCCACTCTTTTTGAAATAAGCAATTGTGCTACCGCTTTCAAGACCCATTTTCTTCTCAAATGCCCTTCTTGCAAGTGTTATAGCGGTTGAGCGAATCGCTGCAACTCTATGAAAGATGTGGTTTTCTCCATACCAGCACAGCGTCACCTTATACAAGTTTATAATCCCTTCTTTCTTCCTCCATGTATAAGCAGTTTGTGCAGATATACCGAAAGTGTCAGCAATCTCCACAATGCTCATTTCTTCGTGTTCTCTCATAAAGCGGATAATACGATCTTTCTTCTCTTTATTAAATCTCTTTCCTTGCATCTTTTTCCTCCTCCTCCTTCTTTTCTATTTCCTCTTTTGTTTCAGCAATTATCTTCTCAGCTTCCCTCCTCCAACAAGCATTATACTGCTCATCCGTGTCCTTGCAAGCATTTTCATCCAGACAACATCTCTTATCAAGAACAATAGATGGACATACGTTTAAATACTCTGATATAATGCCTATTAAGACATCTATCATCTGATTTTTCTCCTTTATAGTATTGAGAAAATACTCCCCGTTTGTAACAACAGGCATGTTTTTCCTTCTAATAATTTCACTTCTTATCTCTCTTTCTTTTTCATTACTTATTTCTTGCCCCTCCTCTGTCACTTTACCCTTTAAGATAGCATCTGGTTTCATAGGGTCAGGTATTTCTATTTCAACTTTATACCTAACGGCATTATCAGCTTTAAGATTAGGGTTTAAATTAGTAAATACTCGTGGAGGGTTGGTTTCACTACTCCACTGGAACACATCAAAGTAAACAAATAGTTTCATTCTTTATCCTCCTTATCATTTTTCATTAGACCATTAGCATCCAACCAATCTTGTAAATCATTATTCCATCTGATAATTTCTTTATTCATATCTGCCCTCCCAAGTATACAAATTATTATACCTATGCCTCTTAAAACCAATTGTTTAAACATTATAATCTCCTTTTTGTTGAAATCTTCCTCTGCAAGTTTTTAAATCACTTTCATATATACTTCTTTCGTGTGTTCCCATAAGCTTCCGATAAGACAGAGAAGAAGTATCAGTAAGATCACAAATCCTACTGCAGCAAATATGTATAATGATAATTCTGTCATGAGACCTCCTTTTATAAGATAGAAAAATCTTCTTCTTTTGCGTACCCGTCCTGACATTGCTTTTTAATCCATTCCTCAGCCGCCCTTTTATCTGTAAAGACTTTTGGGAAGCTGGGTTTTCTTACTACCTTATACAACTTTTCTTCCTTTTTCTCATTCTCAGGTGCATATTTTCCGTCTTCATATGCTTCTTTTAGGCAGTTCTCACAAGGAACTATAATAAGTGTCTTGTCTCCTTGTTCATCTGACTTAATACCATATGTAATAAGTTTCTTCCCACAAACCTGACACTCTGGATTAACAATAATACTGAATATTGCCATGTTTCCTCCTCCCTTACCAGCTTCCTGTTGTACCAGAATTTATCCACGATGCTGAACACGTACTATTTGTTGTAGCCGTGAAGTAGTCATAAGCACTTGCTGATGTAGATGTAGCTGCAGTCACATAATATGTGGGCATTGAACGGTTTCTCTGCCCCATCTTTCATCTGTAACCTTGCCGTTTTTAACAACCCTGCAATGTTCGTGTCCACAATTAGGATATTTTAAAACATGATTTCCTTCTAATTTAAGGTCTATTTCAAACTGCACATATTTTCTACATTCGTGACAATATAACTCTTGCCTTTCTATCATCTTATTTCTCCTTTTTATTAAAGCTGGCACAGGGCGAGGATTTGAACCTTGCAATGGATGGTATTTAATGGTATACTTTCAACCATTCCCAAGTCTCTTATTTCCATCCTCCGAGCTATTATCGGGGTGTCTACCAATTTCATACTTTCACCACCTGTGCCATTCTTACTATCTATTCTGTCTATCCTGCTGTTTTTCTTTCTTATATCCAAGAGGACAAACCTTAATATATTCACAAAACTCCTGTCTTAACTTACACCATATAGCATTTGTAGGATGGTTGCGTTCTCCTTCCTTACATCCCTTTAATTCTATGTAGTATTGCATCATCTTACTTCTCTTTCCTTTTCAGCACTTCTCTGCCTTAATTTTTCTACCATTTCATGATAAATATTTGGAAGATAGTCTTGCCACTCAGAATTAAATACTCTGTTCTGTTCTTTCTCAAAAGCCAACATAGCAATATCTCCGTTTGGATTCGGGCAGGTAAGATAAAAAGATAAGGTTTTTGCGTGTTTAGTGTATGCAGCTCTTTTTAAAAGCTCAATAGTGTTTTTTAGGTGATTTATATCCATTTCTATCACTTCTATTTCTCTTCCATCTTTTGTTTTCCAGATACTCACAGTCTTACCTCTCTTTTCTTCTCAGTGTTTCTCTCACCTCTTTTGCTTGTGGATGCCTCCAACCTATTATATTGTTCAAGATATAAGCACACTGCATTTCAAAGGCATAACTTTTTTCACTCATGCCAATGGAGGCAAGGCAGTAATTGATTGCGTAGTTAAGTGAGGTTTTGTACTTATCTTTGTCACTCAAAATGATCTCAATGGCTTCTTTCTTTGTCATTCTTTTCTCTCCTTAAGCATTTCTCATTTTGGTAGCATGAGAATTTCGCCTTATAAGCCTTTCTCTAAAAGTGCGGGTATGGTTTATCACAGTTATCTTTTTCGGCTTGACTTCTTTGTGAAAGAACATTCTGAGAAATGCAAGAGCTTTATTAATTTTTGTTTTCTTTTCTTTTAACACTTTCCTTTCTTCTTTCTCTTTCCAGTATTCTTCTTTAAACATTTTCTTCCTCCTTTTTTGTTTCAACTGAGATGTTATTAATGCTATTTAATATCTCACCTATCATCTTCACATCTTCATCATCTGTTCCCCAGAGCTCAACCATTTCTGCTTTGGTAAGTCCATCCTTCATCCCAACCTCAACAAGTCTTTTGAGAGTATCATAAGTATTCTCCTTTTGACTTATCTCTTCAAGGGATTTCTCCGACCCGTTTGCCTGAACGACAAGGACTTCCCTCTTTCCCTTCTTTGCTATTTTTACATATAGCTTATCTCCAACGGTAGCTGTTGAGATAGAAAGGGAACTGAAGTCTAATCCATCAGTTCTTTCTGCAAGGGTCTTTGCTCTTATCAAAGATCTTCTAAAACTTTCCTTTTCACTGTTGTTTGCACAACGAATGAGAAGAAATCCTCCGTCTTCCAGTGCTTGTGCTGTATCCAGATATTCTCTGTTTGTCATAAAACCTCCAATGTTAAATTTTAACGTTTCTTAATAATGATAAGCCACAAGACTTCACCAAAAAATAGATAGGCATATGAAAACGTCACTCCACATATGTCAAGCAAAGAAATGAGTCTGCTCTTTTCCAAGACCGAAACCTTTCTCTCTCTTCCCCTTTGTTGAAGAAGAAGTTTGTCGGGGTTGATGAAAGAAAGTGTTTCTTTTAACTTATCCCCGGAAAACCTTGATTCAATAATGAAGTTTATTCTTTTGCTGGAAATTCTTTTGATAGAAGTCTTGGTAATTGAAGCAAAAATAGCCGGAGAGATGAGAAGAGTTTCTGACTCAACTATCTCTGTGGCTATTCCAACTGAGGAGGAGATTGTTTTAAGAATCTCCCCATTTGTCAGTTCTATCACTTTGTCACATCCTTGCGTTCGTCTTCAAGTGGATCAGGCATTGCCTTTATCCCTTTGAACAGCTCAACTACATTCTTATCTGTTCTTGGCATAGCAAACTTTGGTTTCTGAAAAGAACGTCTGAAAAGTACTGCGGTGTGATAAGTTGCAAACTTATGCTGTTCCATTTCTCCTTGAACAAACCAGCTGACTCCGTCAGTAGAAAGGGAATATAACTTCTCGAGTCTTTCCTCTGACTCAGGGGGTTTCTTCTCCAAGGTAAGAATTGCCTTTGCTACCCCAAGAACTGCCTTCTTTGTTGCTTGATCAAGTGTAGAATTTTGTAGCATACTTTCAATGTTTGTTATGTTCATTTCTGTTCTCCCTCCTTTTTATTGGTAGTCAAATACATATTTCTTATTTTCAATCTCACACCAACCGAGTCCAGGCAGACAATATGCAACCGCTGTTCTTTCATCAGTCTCTTTCCAAATTGAACTATTGTAAAACGCTGGGTGTTCGTAGCTTTTCTTTACTTCTTCCTCTTCATACTTGTGTAGTCTATAGTGTTTATGAACTTTAACCTTGCCATTGTTCAGTAAAGTTAAATCGGTAAACCAGTTCCAATTAATACCTCCCTCACAAATAGTGATTTGTTTATTAATACTATCAAGAACAACACTTTCATCTAATTTCATGTCAGTTCCCTCCTATCTTTTATTCAGTTCTTTATAAACATTTCTCAATTTAACTGTTTCTATATACATTGACTGATACATTGGGTATCTATATCTTTTATCTTTTGCCGAAGCTTCCCTTCCCTTTCCAGCAATATACCAAAGTATCACATTTGCGGGTACTTCACCTATTGCCCTAAAGCACTTCACCATCATTTCTTCCTTTTCAGTTAGTTCAATCTTTTGCATCACCAGTTTCCTCCATATTGTTAAGTATAGTATACCATGTTTAAAATCAACTGTCAATAGTAATTGTCAGTTTGGCGTGTTAAAAATTAGTCAACCGACAATCGACAATCAACAATCAACATCCAATCGTTCAAGAACCAACAACATGTGGGTGTTGCAATAGTTCCCACAATATTTTTTGCTTCCAGTCATTTTGTTAAATTTTAACATTTCTTATTCAACATTACTCATTTAAAGTCAGTAATTTTTTTTTGTTTTTCTCTTTCTTCTTTATAATATATATTTTTATTATATAGTAAGAAGGAGAAAAGAACAACTGATTTAAAGTGAGAAGAAAGAAGAAATCTTGGATATTGGAAATCTGGGAATGAAAAATATTGTGGGAACAAATGCCAATGCCCTATGTTGTTGGATATTGAACGATTGAACGTTGAACGTTGAACGTTAAAATATGTCTAACACCAAGATTTTC